CTGATGCTGAAATATCTCCTAATACATTTAAATTGACTCCAGAACCGGATATTGTTAGTGACCCAGTTATAGATGCATCGCCAAAATGTGAACCATCCCATTCTGCTGTTATACCAGTTATATCTGAGCCATCACCTTGAAATGATCCTGAGAATGATCCTGATAAAGATATTGGTTTTCGTAATTGTCCACTTTTAAATTGCCTAGCCATTACTCCCACCTACCATTAATAATTATTATATCTTGCGAATCTAATGTGTATCCCAATGAACTGGTGTTAAAATCTATTGTTTGAGTAGTCGATCTAGCAGGTGTCCATGTATATATTGATTTATCTATGTATTGTCCATTAATATATACATCAAATTCATTTTTAGTTGCAGTTCCAGAAGTTACTGGATTTATAGCTGCATTGGCATTAACTGTAATTGTATCTGTATCAGAATATAATCCAAGTTTATCAGTTAATGCAGTTAAATATAACATTGTTTCTGCATCGATAGTAGCAGTACTGCCACCTCCAGATACGATAACTGAATTGCCTGATATAATACTTTGCTGTGCATCTATTAATCGTTGTGGAACAATTGTAGTATCAAATACACTTGTATCTACATCAATAACAGTTGCCCATGATAATTTTTTTATTGAATACCTCTTTTGAATTGTTGATTTCCGATATTCTTGTTCTCCCAGTAATGTCCCTTTGACTGTTAATGGCATTGTACATCTTACTAGTCGATCTTCTCCTACAGTATTTATTGTTTCAAAACTTAATGAACGAATAAATGTCATAAATTTATTTCCCTCATTCCCCCACAAAAATGTTCCATATGGCATAATTTGTTCTACTAACTCATTCATTTGTGTAGTAAAATCTGTCCATATTAACATCTCATATTCTACATCTATATATTCAGGAATATTAATAGTAACAAATTCACTCGAGTCGACCGGTAAATTTGTTGGTATAGGATATAACTCGTCTTCATATCTCCATCTTTTATTATATTTTTGTCTATAAGTTAAATTATTTCCAGCAACTGGGTAATTTGTATCTAATTTTTTTAATTGTGTTCGTTCTTCTAATGAATTTCGTTTTAATACAATAATAGGAGATTGAAGCATTCCTTTTTCATCCCGAAGATACCCCAATTTTCTTACGTTATCCCACTTTTCTCCATTTGCATAAATTACCGGAACATTTATTAATTCATTATCAGCTGTCACTTGTGGCTGTATTTCATTTTCAATAAACCATTTTATTGCAAAGTCAATATCATAAACAGTTCGCTTTGGAGTTCGTAATACATCATCATCTCTGCGAACTTCATTGGCTCTATTTAAAATTAAATCGTCTCGAGTGGAGTTAGTATTTTTTAATTCTGGTTTATTAGTTTTTCGATCAATATTTTGTCGTCTGTATCTGGGCATTAAAATCCTTTATATGATGGGGCATCCTTTGGTGTTCCAAATCGCATTTTTCTAATATTTGTTGGTGTTTGTCTAGTTACATGAGTATCACATAATACAGATACACTGTAACCAAATTTATCTCCATTTGGCCAAGTATCTGGATTCTTACCTACAAAATATTCATTTGCATCTACAAAATCTATTTGATAATATTCTGCATCCCATTGAATTACATCTCCAGCTTCTGGATAAAAATCTGCTCTTTCTAATATATCTCTTGATATTGCAAACTGCGCAGTTCTGGTATAACTATGTCCATAATCATCCATAGTTCCTGTTTTGCCTTCTTTTGCAATTAATGCTGGTATTAATATAGATTCATAATATGCTTTAGATGTAGATTCGCCGTATATATTTGAATCTGATTGCTCTATTAATAATTTATAGAATTCAATTTCAGTATCTACTATTGCATTTAATAATTCTGCATTAATAGATGCTAAAAATTTTGCATCTCGCTGTGTTCCAAATAACGCCATATTATCCTATATAAATTTTAGTTGGTGCTTTTGACAATATTTCATTCATTGCATCATTTTCAGCTTGTTCTCGTATCATCATACTCTCTTTTGTCATTTTCTCCAAGAATTCACGCAATTGTGTTATTAATGCTTCTTTTTCTGTTTGTCCTTGGGATACCAATTCAGGTCCATTTAATGTTACTTCGGAATTAGGAATTGGTATTGTAGAATATTTTCCTCGAACATATCCTAAAGTTTCTTTAACTAAAGCTGCTCCATATCTTATAATCCATGCACGCCCCATATCATTTATTTGACTGTATTTTTGATATGTGTATGGTATATTTGATACATCAGAAACTAATCCTTTCATTACTGCACTATTACCAAATAAAATGGCTTGATTATCTTTAACATCATCAAATATAAATTCAAACCAAACTCTTTCATAATATGGAGTTGCAGCTGTTCCTTGTGTGCCAGGAACTGGCCATAATTTTATATCATCTCCATGTATTTCAAAAGAAAAATGTGATTTTCTAATTCGATCATTAAATTCTATAGTTTGTATTCTTAATAAATCCTGGTGTATTGGCATCATCATAAAATTAACAGATGGCGAAAATCCACCCCAATCAAATGTATCTAATAATTGTTGAGACCCCATTCCTGTTCCTACGAATGGATCAAAATATCTTATAATAGCAGGGGGGACATTATGTAATACTCGTTTTACTTCTATTGAGCTTGAATCTGATACTATTATACCTAATGATTTAGATATAGCTGTTTTTACATTATATGTTTGTTGTCCATTGACAACTTCTATAGAAGCAGAATGCCATTTTACATTTCCTCCTGAATCTGCTTCAGTACCATATGTTTTTGATAATTTTGTTATATAAGATAATGAATTACCAACTAATGTATCTGTAAAACTTGAGTCTGTCAAAAATGCAGATCCTGTATTAATACCTAATGTACTTAATAAATTATTAGTAATATTAACTTGATTAACTTGATTTGAATATTCTACAACTGCTGCTTCAAATGCCGTATAAAAATTAACAGATACTAGTTCAACATCCATTATTGGATATCCAACATTTTGTGCGGCAAATTTTGCAAAACTATCTGCTTGTTGTTGAAACATTACATCATTATCAAAAAATCCAAATGGTGTATCGCCAGGACTAAATGATGAGCTTCCGGGCCAAATTGGTTTGTCTACACTATAATCCATTCATTGCCTTTATATATAAATATTAATATTATTAAGTTGAATATTAGGTATTATTGTAATTTAGTAAGAGTTGTTTCTAAAAATTGAATTTGTTCTAATGTTTCAATTTTACTAGTAGCTAATTGTCTAATACGAGAAAATGCATCCCTTGGAGGATATTGAGTCATAATTTTTATAGTAACTAACTCCGTTCCTTTACCTAAATCTTGTTCAATATGAACCATCAAAACCATTCGAATTGCACGAATTCGATCTAAAACGTCGACTAATCTTCCTTTATATTTTATCCGAACTTGCATCGAATATTTAGTTCTAGGTGCTGCCATATATTCATTCCCATTATTCTTCTTTTATATAAATATTAAAACAGTAAGAAAGGGATGAAAATCATCCCTTCCAAACTCAATCGTTAATTAATAATTATTTAATTCTATAGGGTCTCTAATCCATTCACATAAACTTTACCATAGAATTCTGGTCTAACAACTTTTTTCGCATAACGAGTCATTACACCTTTTCTTGGAGTGAAGTTTACAGGATCGTACACTAATGGAGTCATAATAAGTGGAACGTATGGAGAATAAACAGCTCCCGTTTCAAGGAATTGTGCTCCTCTGTATCCCATAAGGATTACGTTCTCAAGCATATATGGGTTCTTATAAACTGTATACCTATTATTTATAGCACCAATTTTTTGAACACCAGCGGCAAACTCTTGTTTGTCTCCATCTGTGTTAGCAGCAAATCCTGGAATTGATTCTAGGATAGTTGCAACAGAAGGGGAAGTAACTAAGAAATTAGCTCCACCTCTCAGTGTCTTTTGATGAATTATATTAGATACTTTTTGCAGTTTAGTACCAAGTGTCTGGAACCATTCTCCTTGAGTGTTATACCATCCACCGCCACCGGCAGTTTTTTGTGTAAAACCAGATCCATCCCAGATATAGTTACCAACAGCCGACCAATATTCAGTCGTTACTGCGCCATTAATAAGCATATCTAAAATCTCAAGGTCGATTTCCATCGATACATACTCACTTAACATTGAAGTTAATTCAGCCTCTGCATCAATTGAATGATAAGCATTCAAATCTTGAGCAAATTCTGGAGTCCATACAGCCTTTAACTTTCTTGTCTTAGCAACAATTGGGTCTGATTGCATTTCAAGATTAACTTGTGGAATGTCAATATCAGTACCTCTATTAATACCAAGATTAGAACCAGCTCCTGTAAATGGATCGGCATCTTCAAAGTCGCCTCTGGTAATATCAGTTGGTTGTAAATTATAGCTAAGCGTATAATCTGCATCCGTTACTGTAGCACCGCCAGATGCTGTAAATACAAAATCAATATTTCCGCCATTTATTTTTGTAAATGCTGGATATTGAGTTATAGAAGTTGAACCTGTAGTTAGAATAAATGATCTAACTGCAGTGTTGTCAAATGATGATGTCATTGATGATGTTGCAACGGATATTACTGTATATGTTCCCAATCCGTTAGTTGCATTTGTAAATGCACTATCGTAATTAACAGATCCAGATCCAGCTGGGGCGACAGTTATAGATCCTGATGGAATTACGTTTGATACTTCATTAATTGAGTATGCAAACCTGCCTGCTCCATAAAGACCTCCAGACGGATCGCCTGAATCAGATGTAACACCAAACATGGAGTTATCTGCATTTGGTGAACCAAATGGAATAGGATTACTAGTACCACCGGTAGTAGTAAACCCTGGCTGTGCTGTGCCATATTTAAAGTCTAAGTAAAATACTAGACCAGAAGGTAAATTCATCGGTTGTACAGAAACAAATTCTTTTGCTGCAAATTCAGCAAAGATTCTTCTGACCAACGGAAGAGCTACCCCGGACCATTCTTCAGAGTTTTGTGCAGTACCGGTAACGGATTGCTCTCTAACTAGTTGCCTAGCTTGATTTTCAAGAAGCTGGGCCATGCCCGCTCTTTCTGTCTCTGAATTGAGGCCTTCTAAAAGTCCCGTTCTTTCCCATTTCGAAACTAGCCCTTTAGCTGCGTTTCTTTGGTTTGGATTCGGGTCTTGTAATAATGATGATATTTCCATTATTTTTCCTCTTTCTTTTTTTAGTCAAGTAAACCAGCTAATTTTTTCCATCTATTAGCTAATTCATTGCCTTCGTTAATAATTCGTTTAGTAGTTGGTGCAGTTGTCGTAGTTGATTTTGAGGCTCTGCCTTCTTTTACAATTCTACGTTTTTTGCCTAGTGGCATTTTAAAACTTTCTGCTAATGTACTAAACACTAATTTTACTTCTCTTGTATTACCAGCTCTATCAAAATTTTCAATTACTGTCATTTTTTGATTTTCTGATAATTCGAAATTTCTGAACAATTTGTTCGTGTAAAGAAGTTTTGCATTTAAAAGATTCACTTCATTAATAGTATACCTTAAAGATTCAATTGTCGAATAAGCTTCGTCAAGTTCAACTTTAGGAACATATCCATCGGATAATTGATCTTCTGCATCCTTTTCTAAAGCATCAGCATGTTCTTCATCTTCAATTGCGTCAGCTTCATCTTCTTCAAGAATTGATTCGATGATTTTATTAATATCAAAATCTTCGTTAGCGACTTCTTTCTCCGTTTTACCAACGTAGTCTTTTTCGTCGCCATCTTCAGGATCTATGTCACCTTTGTTGCCACCATATGGAGCTTCTTCAGTTGTTAGATCTTTTTCAGCTGCCCATTCATTATCAGCTAGATCTTCTTCTAACTCACGAATGATTGATTCTAATTCTAAGTCTTCATCAACATCGAAAACTTCTTCGTCTTCGATTGCGTCAGCTGTTGGTTCGCCTGGAACTTCAATATCGCCTTCGATATTTCCGATATCGCCTTCGATGGAATCAACATCGCCTTCAATGCCGGCCAAGTCGCCTTCAATGTCACCATCGACAACGTCGCCATCGACAACGTCACCTTCGATATCACCGCCGCCTATTAAAGCATTTAATCCTGGTTCATCTATTGGAATGTCGCCTAATGTTAGCGCTTCGTCAACGAAAGGTTCATTAGATGGATCTTCACCCGGAGTTCCGAACATCTCTGCATCGTCATCCTCATACATTTCATCTTCAGCTAATTTAGTTGATAACATACTTTGAATCCTTGGAGCAAAAGCTTCTTCTAATGCAATTTTTGCGTTTGCTAATGCAGTTTCTTTAACAGCCTTAGCGTCCGCAATTGCTTCTTTTAGCAAATCTGATTTTGCCATTGTTTTCTCCTTAAATTTGTTTTTTGGAAATAAGATTATTTGGAATCTTAATAGAAATAATTAATTTTATGACGCTATATAAGAATAATAACGTATTTACAATAAATATAGGGCAGTTTTAAAAAACAGTAAAAAAGTCCTAACTTTTATGCCAGGACTTATAATAAAATAGTATTTTTAATCGTCTATGTGCAGATCTTTGATCATTTGAGTATATTTAGCAGTGATCAGTTGTTGTCTTTTCCGAGCACTGGGTTTTATATATTCTCGTTTTTCTTTAAGCTCTAGAAGAATATTAGAATTTTTTAATTTACGTTTCCAATTTCTAAGTGCAAAATTAATATCTTTATTAACTACTTTTGATCCTATTCCATAGCCTGGAATGATTGATTGATGATACTTTAATTTTTTATTCATGTGTCTGTTTTTTATATTCGAGGATTTTTTAATGCATTAACATCAATTGGAATATCACCAATTGTTGGTGGTGTTGCTGCAGCTGATGCAATTTGTTGTGTTTCAGCAGATGGTACTGCTAAATCTATAGCTTCTTCGTCGGGGGTAGGTGATTGTTCTATATCACTTGGTATATCTTCACCTATTACATTAAATTTAAATACTTTTATTTCTGGTTTAGAACTTAGAAATCCTTGTA